TTAAATAATTCTTCAGCTTGCAGTTTGTTTACACCCAGCTCTGCTTGTAATTTATTTTTACCCATACCATAAAAAAGACCCAAATTGATCGTCTTCGCTTGTGTTCTAGGTATAGCGGCCATATCTGCAACAATCTTATGAAAGTCTGCATCACCTTCTTTGTAGGCATCTACAACATCCTCTACAGAGTAAAAACCCTGTAGTGCAGCGTAATGCACAACAAGACGTGGTTCTTGTTGACTGTAGTCAAAACAACCCCACTTACAATTCTCTTCTGGTATAAATAAACTTCTGATCCGTGGTCCGAGATCCTTGTTCCTTGC